CTTCTCAAGCGGTACAACCTTGGTAAGTCCAAATGCAACGACTTGGTTGACTGCAGGTTCTTCTTTAGATCAAAACTTGGCTCCAAGAATGGAACGCAAGATTATTCTTGATCCAGTTACTCAAGCTCGTACTGTTTCATCTTTGGCAGGTTTGTTCAATCCTCAAGTTAAAATTGCTGAGAACTATGAAACTGGTGTTATTACCAGAGATACTCTCGGATTTGACTGGATGTACGATCAAACTACTCTAGTTCACACAGTTGGTTCATTCTCTGCTGGTACTGTTAATGGTGCAAGCCAAACAGGAACAACATTGACTGTGAATGCAATTACTGGAACTTTGAACCAGGGTGACATTATCACAATCGCAGGTGTATACGCAATTAACCGTTTGACTGGTAACTCACAAGGCCAACTACGTCAATTCGTTGTTACTGCAAACGTAGCATCTGGCGCAACAAGCATTCCAATTTACCCTGCTATTACTCCTGCTCCAGCAGCGTTTAATACAGTAACTGCATCTCCTGCAAACTCTGCAGCGATCAGTTTGGTAATGGCTGCTTCTACAAGCTATCGTCAAAACATAGCTTACTTCCCAGAGGCTTTCACTTTAGCAACTGCTGACTTAGAAATGCCTACTGCTGGTGTTGTTCAGGCTGCTCGTGCACAGTTCGATGGAATCTCTTTGCGTATGATTGAGGCTTATGACGTAATGTCTGACTCCTTGATTACTCGTATGGATATTCTGTACGGATACGCTGCGATCCGTCCTGAGTGGTCTTGTATTGTTCCTGACATTGTCTAATGCCAATTGAACAATACTACAGGGGGAAGTTGGTTTCCCCTGTTTACACTTTTGTAGAGTTTCCCAAGTGGATTATTGACTCGCTTGGGGAGCAGCATCTTGTTCAGACACCTGAAGAAGAAGCACAAGTTTTAATCGTTCCAGAGATAAAAGAAACTAAGAGGGGCAGACCAAAAAATGACTCAACCGCTGCCGACAACTCCCTCTGATCTAATCACTCAAGCGTTAAAAATAGCAAACGTCATTGGTGTTGGTCAGACTCCGAATGCAACTGACACCAATGATTGTTTCAATCAATTAAATATGATGTTGGCGCAATGGCAGCGCAGACGTTATATGGTTTATAACCTGGTAACTATTTCTAAGGTTGCTACAGGCCAAGTATCCTACACAATAGGAACTGGTGGTGACTTTAATATCACTCGTCCAGTTAAGCTCGAATCAGCGTTCTTTAGAATGCAATACGGTTCACCATTGCCAGTTGACTATCCATTAGAAGTCTTGAGAGCCAATGAGGACTACAACAGGATTTCAATTAAAAACCTGAACGCATTCCCTCAATATATTTATTACAACACAGGTTATCCACTTGGCACAATTTACGTTTGGCCTGTACCTAATAATCAATATCAAATCTTTTTGACTGTAATGACTCAGTTGGAAGGATTTCAGACAATTAATGATGTTGTGACAATGCCGCCTGAGTACCTGGCTGCAATGCAGTGGAACTTATCAAGAATTATTTGTGTGATGTATGGACTACCAATCACTCCCGAGTTGACTGGGTATGCCGAAGCATCCATGAGAATTATTGAAGAAGTTAACTCTCAGATTCCTTTGTTACACATGCCAGTTGCTCTCAGGGGTAAGTCTGGTGCTTACAACATTTACGGAGACTTCTACGTTGGAAGTGCAGGATAATGGCAAAGGCAGCACTTGTCACAGGCGCATACCAAGCAAAGAGTGTTATTGCAGGGGCGCAAAGGTGTATTAATCTTTATTTAGAAAAAAACCCAGATACATCAGTTTTTCCTTTTACGCATTATCCAACCCCAGGACTTACTTTACAAAGTTCAGTTTCTCAAAATCAATGGAGAGGGCTATATTTTGCAAGTAATAATATCCTTTATGGGGTTTGTGGCAATACTTTCTATTCAATTAGTTCTAATGGTACTTGTACTGTTATTGGGACTTTGGTTTCATCTATTGGAACTGTTTCAATGGTTGATAACGAAGTCGATCTTTTGGTGGTTGATGGGACTGCTAATGGGTATGATTACAATTTTGCATCAAACACATTCACACAATTACCCTCGAATTCAACAACAACTTTTTATGGATCAAATCAGGTCAATTATGTAGACGGATACTTTATTTGTAATCGTCCAGGCACAAATCAATGGTACATATCTTTATTAAACTCTGTAACTTTTGATCCAACTTATTATGCTGCAAAGGCTGGGTATTCTGATTTACTGGTCGGGATAGGAGTTTCTCGCAGATACATTTATCTTTTCGGGGAAGTCACAACTGAAGTTTGGTATAACGCAGGAAACCCAACATTTCCTTTTCAGATTCTTCCAGGATCGTTTATTCAGTATGGTTGTGCAGCTACTAACTCAATTGCTCAAATGGACGGTGAAGTGTACTGGGTTGCACAAAGTCCTCAAGGCCAAGCGTTTATTTGTAGGACTCAAAACTTTGGTGCAGCGCAAATTAGTACATTGGCTATTGATGCAGAATTGCAAACTTATTCAACTTTGTCAGATGCTATTGGATACACATATCAAGTTAACGGTCATTTCTTTTATGTAGTTATATTTCCAAGTGCTAATAAGACTTGGGTTTATGATCTATCAAATAACCAATGGAATGAGTGGTTATGGACTGATACCAATGGGCAATTTAATCGTCATCGGTCTAATTGCTTTGCTTTTGCTTATGGTGAATTGTTTGTTGGTGATTGGCAAAATGGTAATTTATACACATTAGACCAAAGTAATTACACAGACAATGGGGAACCAATTGTAAGAACAAGAAGTTTCTACCATGCTGAAGACGATAATTCAGACAGAATCAGATACAAACAATTCATTGCTGAAATGGAATCAGGCAACGGGCCTGCAACAGTTTATCTTTCTTGTTCGGATGACAGGGGCAAGACTTACGGTAATCCAGTTGGTCAAACAATGGGCACGACTGGGGAGTATTTAACTTCTATTTCCTGGTGGCGGTTGGGAATGGCTAGAGATAGGGTATTCCAACTTAGTTGGAGTGATCCAATTAAAACGGCATTGTCGGGGGCATTTGTTGACGCATTGCCTAATAGAAAATGACAACAGGCTATTTAGCTTCCCATCCTCCATCCATAAATATCCCATTTATTAATCCAGATGGGACAGTAAATCAAACTTGGTTATTATTTATTCTTTCTGTTTTTCAAAGAACAGGAGGAAATACAAGTCCGACTTATACACTTTCACAACTTGAACAATTAGTTATTATTGGTTTGAGTGTAGTTAAGGCAAACGGATTTAATGGAATAGTTACAACTGGTCAAAACTCAACTTTAACAATTGAAACAACAGTTACAGGAATAGTTAAGGGTGATGGGACTGCACTATCTGCAGCTACTGCGGGGATTGATTACGGAACAGTAAGTTCGGTAGGAGTAACTGTTCCATCTTCTTTGTTGTCGGTCACTCCAAGCACAATTACTTCATCAGGTACTTTTGCAATTAGTCTGACAACTCAAGCATCCAATACTTTATTGGCAGGGCCTATAACTGGTGTTGGAACTGCTCCAACTTTCAGGGGATTGGTTTCTACCGACATTCCTGCTTTAAATTATGTAAGCACCTTAACAACGCAAGGGGCCAACCAGATACTTGCAGGGCCGTCTAGTGGTGTTGGTGCTGCTCCTACTTTTAGGTCTCTTACAACTGCTGATATTCCTGCTTTGCCTTATGGGAGTGGTACTGTTACATCTGTTGGAATGTCTGTTCCTGCTTCTTTGTTGTCTGTAGCTCCCTCAACAATCACGACTTCAGGAACATTTGCACTCAGTTTAACTACCCAAACATCTGCACAAATATTAGCGTCTCCGATTTCTACTATTGGAACTCCAAGTTTTAGATCATTGGTTACAAGTGACATACCTGCGCTAAATTATGTAAGTAGCACAACAACCCAAGCAGCGCATCAAATATTAGCAGGCCCGATAACTGGTACTGCTGCACCAACATTTAGGTCTTTGGTTTCTACGGACATACCTGCACTTCCATATGGAACTGGTACGGTTACTTCAGTAGCATTGGCTCTGCCAAACATCATGTCGGTATCAGGGTCTCCAGTTACAACAACTGGTACATTGACAGGGACTTTAACGACTCAGGCTGCCAACAGTTTATTCGCAGGGCCTATTAGTGGTGTTGGAGCAACTCCTACATTCAGAGCGTTGACTACTGCGGATATAGCAGGATTAGGGGTTGGAACGGTCACAAGTGTGGGAATGACAGTTCCATCCATTTTGTCGGTAACTCCGTCCACTATCACAACATCTGGGTCTTTTGCTTTAAGTCTGACAACAGAATCGGCTAATCAGATATTTGCAGGGCCAAGTTCAGGCGCAGCAGCAACTCCCACATTTAGGTCTTTAACGTCTGCTGACATTCCTGCTTTGCCTTACGGAACTGGAACAGTTACAAGTGTGGGTCTTTCATTACCTAGTATATTTACAGTAACTGGCAGTCCAGTCAC